AGTTTTGGATAGTTTTCTAAGTCTGAAGTGTCAATCCATAAGTCGTTAGTTACAAGTGCAGTACCGTCTGACTGTGTAGTCGGTGCTGTTGCTGAAAACTGTGGACCATTTGGATCTGTTGTTGAGTATGCTGTCGCATATCCAACCCAAGTCGTTCCATTGTGTGCCATGATGTCTGCTTCGTCAGTCGCAGTGTGGTACCATAATGTACCGTCCGCTGGCTCATTAGTTGGAGAACTTGTTGAAGCAGTGTAGCTCAATCTCTTCCAGTTACTTGCCATGATACCTGTGTTAACACTCGAGTCAAGGCTCTCACCTGTTGGTAGGTCATACAAGTTGTCAATCAATGTTGCACTGTTTGCCGTGTATGTTCCATAACTGTGTGCCGTTGTTGCACTGAAACCTGCATCTGCTAATGGTGTTCCTGTTCTGTCAACCATTCTGAACTCACCGCCAAGTTTGTGTGACATCTGGATTGCACCTGTGCTTAATTTAGTTGCAGTAACGTTAGTCAAACCTGCCGCACTTACTGCCGCTACAAAGTCATCAGCACCAGTACCACCTAGTGTTACTGTTACTTCTGAGTTAAGTGCTTCCTGGTTCTTAACTGATTCTTGAATCGCAAAAGTTTCTGAACTTGTGAAACTTGGTGAAGTAGTATTACTTGTGATAGTAGTAGCACCACCTTCATATCTAAAGAATTGAAAGTCTGCAACATTTCCAGTTGAGTCTACACCACCTAAATCATTGGCACCCATGCTTTCTTCAGTGACATTGTACTGTGCATACAATGTGCCTGTAGTCAAAGCAGTTCCACCGTTTCCTGGATCTAGATTAAAGATTGCAGAGTGATGATTACTGTGAAGTGGACTAGCAACTTGAGAGAAACTTCCACTTGCTGTAGCATAAAGTTTTGCAACTAATGCCGCACCTGAGTTTGCTGATGTAGTTTTGAACCAAACTGAACCGTTAGGTCTGTTCTCGTCTGCCGTTTTCCAAGTTGGTCTGTTTGTGTGGCTTTCTTGTAAAAGTTTCACACCGTTTTTCACGCCTGCTGTAATTCCTAGGTCTGCTAAACCAGTACCTGTATTTGCTTCAAACCTGATAGTGTTAGCACCACCTGTTGAGTCACCTAAAAACTTACCGTTGTGGAAGATTTCTAAGTTACCTGTTGTGCTATTGATCGCTGACGTAACGTTAGTAACATTACTGCCAATCGCTGTGTTAACATCTGACAATGCCGTACCACCAAAGGTAATTTCAACACCGTTCATTGTGATCTTGTTACCACTTGTAACTGTTGTTCCTGATGCAACTGTCACTACCGGTAAAGATGTGTGCCAGTCGGTAGAACCAACATGCACCCATGTGTTACTTGCTGTTTTCTTGTAGATCTTGTTTGTAACGTGTGTCGTATTGATTGCGTAATCACCAATTACACCTATTGAAGTTTTTGGTGCACCAGTTGAGACACTGCCAACTAGGTCACTTGTTGAAGTGATCAGTGTTGGAGTAATTGATGTGAATGATTGATTAGTCTGTGACCACTCAAATAGACCGTAACTGCTTGATGCAAGGTCAAACCAGTATGTGCCATCTGTTGGTGCCGCTGTTGGTGCCGAGGCACTTCCAACTAATTCTGCTGTGTCCACATTCGCTCTTAGTACGAAAGCTCTGTTGGCAACTCCTAAAAATGAGTAAGCCGCTTGTAAGCCATACTCATTCAGCTCATAACCATTTAGGCTGTTTCCCGATGCGTCTGTGTAGAATTTCGGATCTCCGAAAGTCTCTGTTAATTCTCTTTGTGACGAGATCAAATATGCAGTGTTGGCGTTGGCAGTCTGTGTTCCTGCCGCTGTGCCGTCTCCTGCACCATTTTGCTTGTCCTGTGATGATGCTACTATGAATAGTGGTGTAGTACCCGCATCTGATGGTACGTAGAAACTCTCGTTTATTACTGAAACCTCTACTCCTGGTGATGTTAATGCCATTTTTCGTATTCTCCTTGCAAGTTACGTATATACTAGAGTTATTTATTCAATCATATGGTTTTTACGACATAATTTAACGTTTTCGAGGTGCCTATATAGGCGACGTAAATACACACATGCAGTACAAAGACAGACCGTTGTGTACGGAGTGTAAGACCAAACCCAAGGCCTATGCCTACAAGAGATATGGCCGTGTGTATTGGCGTAGTCGGTGTGACACCTGTATCAGGAAACGGGCTGGCAAGCGAGTTGGCGGTGTGACCGCACTACAGAGATCTGGATACAAGAAGCACAGGAAATGTGAGTTGTGCGGGTTCAAAGCACAAGATAAGGCACAACTGGATGTGCTGTTTGTGGATGGTGATATGAGGAATACTGTGTCTACAAATCTAAAAACTGTTTGCGCCAATTGCCAGAGGTTGGGCAGTACTCGTAGATTGGGATGGCGTGTTGGTCATCTTGTCGCTGACGATTAGGTCGTCTATCTTTACGTATAATTCTTCTTTGGAGCCATTGTTCTCGATGACGAAATCAAACTCTTCCTTTGCCCAGGCGTATTCTGAACTATGTATGCCTTTGGGTTCTATGTTGCCTTCTGTGTAGTCAACAAACCAGTCCGGGTCTTGTCCTCTTTTTACAAGTATGATCTTGCCTCCACGTTCTCTGATCTGTTTCACTTCGTTGGGAAATCTTGTGTCCGCTATCACGGTGTTTTGGCCTTTGTATCTGCCTATGCAACTGTCCACCCAGATACCGTCGTACATCTGACCACGCATCACTTCCGTCCCGAAGTATTGTAGTACCCATCTTGGGGTTGTTGGTTTGCCAAATTTTGCACTCCAAAACTTGTCCGGTTGTTCTCTCCATTGTCTGCTGGATTCCGTGTCTCCTTCGAGTAGAGCCCTGTCCCAATTGAACATGGATGCCACTGCATCTTTGAGACTTTTTGCGAAACTGTCTTTTTGATAGTCGTGTTTCTCCACCAGCCTATCAGACACAGTGCCTTTGCCAGAACCTATTAAACCTACTACACCTACTAACATAGGTTTATTATACTATTTTTTTAAACGTTTTTCAATCTCTTTGATTGCTTCTTTTACAGATTTTAATATGGTAATTCTTAGACTCTTTTTCCTTTGCTTCAGTGCCTTCATGCTCATCAGTTCTAAATCTTGGACCAGTTGTTCCAATTCATCTAGCGTAAGATCTGAATAACTTTTGTAATTGGAATCTTTCATTGCAGGGTATTTAAATGTAGTTTGTTACCAATTAACCAATAACAAAACTGTGTGGAGTTCCGCCTTCTTGGAAGTTTCCTATGTCTGCTTCTAGTCTGTCAATTTCCGCTTGACCTTCTTGCTTCAATGCATCACCGTTCAGTGTGGTACCACCCTGTGGACCTGCTATGGTATTGAATTTACCTCTCGCTTCGCCTAACATTATTTTAGAAACAGCGAGTGTGTAATCTCTTATCCACGGTTTACTGTAAATGTCTTTGAACAATGTGATGTCAGGTCGAAAGTTGTCTGTGTGCATAAGAACTGTCTCATCGTCTGCTCTTGGTCTTTGAGTGATGGTCAATTTTTTTGTGGCCACATCAAAATGGAATTGTATAAAACTTCCAAACATTTTTCCTATCATTTCCTGGTACGATGCAAAGGCATAGTAGGTTGCTAATCCACCTGTTGCACCCGCTCTTAAAAGATATGTGTTTGTGTAGGCCAGGTTGAATGGTTCAAACAATGTACCACCTTCACCGCCTTCTGTCCTTGATCCCACAGTCCTCCTGTTAAGGTTCCTAACATTGATGATCTCATCTGGTAGGATGTAACTGTTTTGATTTTTCTTCAATTCTAAGAACGCATATGATTCTTCCACAGCGTTTGAAGATCTCTGTCTGAATTTGTTTACGGCTCTTTCCAGGGCCGTTTGATAGTGTTTTGGGTCTAATTCCACGTCAATCATCCCGTCACCGAGATTGTTCTTAACGTAATCGAAAATTTCCTGTTGTCCTGTTTGTAGTTCTGACATACTCATATTTATAGTCATTGCCTGTGCAATAAATATGTATGATATGCCAAGATTA